TTCAGATAGCCCGTTCGCCGTTAAACTTAAAGGATATGAAGTAATAGCAGGAGAATTACATGAACGACATATTTGCTTAACCTGTATGCAGAAGATTATTGGTAACGCAAATAATTCTACTTAACACCTACGGAACAAAGGGGAATAAGACAATGACTAATTGCGAGAAAAGAACACTAAAAAGATATGCAAAACAGGGTATGACTTTTGACCAAATAAGGCCGCTTGTTGATTGCACAGATGCAACGATAAAAAAATACATAAAGATTTTAGGTAACAAATAACAAAGGGGAATAAGACATGAGTGAATTAAAAGAGGGTGACAGGATTGTTGTTAATTTTCATAATGCAGCTTTCACTCTTGTCGGTGATGGAGAACTAATCTCTATGCCGAGGGCAACTGGCGATAGTTGGGTAGTGAAAGACGCAAAAGGTGTTATTCATTATATCAGTGAAGGCTGCACAATAACAAAAAAAGGATAAGACAATGACACAAGATAACGAACTCACGGTGGAGAAGATAAAGAACAGAACTGAAATTGAAAATGGAGTTTATGAGCTTGATGACGGAGCTATAACCACTGATGATATATCTATAATTGCATTCCTTCTCGAGCAAGTGGATAAACAGCAGACACATATCGAGGTGCAGTTTAATAAAATCAATGCACTAACCAAGCAAGTGGAAAGCCAGAAGGAAACACTTAAAAAAGTATCTGAGACGCATGAGTTGATAGACAAAGCTATTGTGACCGACACCGCCACACATTGCGCTGAATTGGTAGAGGCAAAACTTATTGAGAGGCACATGGTTGAGCAGTTACTACTCGACGCAACAAAAGTTAAAAAGGTGAACCCAGAAAGGTTGGGGTTTCTTACTGACTTAATCCACGAAGCAATCATAGCGACAGGGATAGATAAAGGAAAAGCTATCCGCACTAAATTTCAACTACCAAAAGATGAAGCGAGGTAATAGATGACACAATGCAGAAAACACGCATGGGACACCGTGGATTGCCCGTATTGCACCATCGACACCCTTCTCAAGCAAGTGGAGAGCCTCACCACCCTCTGCTACAATTACGAGAAGCAGACAAGAGCCGACAACGACGAGATATATACGTTGTGCAGGCAATTAGAAAGCCAAGGGGAAGAGATAGCGAGGCTAAAACTAACCATCAGCGGCAAGACGTTCTTTGATAAGGAGGATTGATATGTTATTTGATTGGTTGATACTCGGTAGGAAGAACCCGGAGGAGAATGGTGGATCTATCTACATCGAATTTACCAAAGGTGGTGTGATCCGGACCATCAACAACGACAAATCCGGAAAGATTGTTGCTGTTGACAAAGAAGGAAACATCGTCATAGCTGCAGAAAGGAGCAGGATCGATGCCGATTTATGAATACGTTTGTTGGATCTGCGATACGTCATTGACGGACTCTAAAGCCAAGATTGACCAACCACCGCCAGTTTGCCCGGAGTGCACTGCCGAGGGTGATGTTTATATGGTGCGTAAAGTCTCTGCGCCTGGTTTTAGATTGGACCACACAGTACGCGGGGATGGTTCCTCGTATTCCTGAATTGATATATGAATAGAGCTTGAATAGCTGAATAGCTGAATAGCTGAATGGATGAGGGGGAGCCGATGAGCTCCCCCTCTTTTTGTTTTATACCTTTTTGAGAAGGCGATCAACCTCCTGCTCGGCCTCAAGGATGCGGGTATAAGCGATCGGGATCGATGCCCGGTCCCGGCGGTAATCCTCAAGCGTATCAACCGTGACGCCGAGCCAACCCGCCATATTGACATTGTTCAAACCTTTGCGCTTTTGCCATTCCTTAAAGTCAAAAGCGTCCATCGGTTTATCATTATAATATGAGTCGAAATGTCTTAATGTCATGTCTCTATCCTCTCCCCTTTATGCAAAAAGGTCATCGTTGGCTGCGGGCAACTGATCCTCAAGCTCCAAGATTCTAACTTCGAGGCGGTGTATTTCCCGTTCGAAATGCGCCAGGCGGGATACCGGAAGCGGCACCGGGTAAACCCCGCGGCGATAATTATCGATGGTGGCAGGGCTCACCCCCAACCATTTTGCCATTACAGGGTTTGTTATTCGCTTAGATTTTTGCCATTCCTTAAAATCTTCCGCCGACATAACACAGTTTTTAGGTCGTTTTCCCATTGTCTTCTCCTTTGTTTTAGGGTTATTTTTAGAGAGCATAAGACTTATATTCTAAGTTGTCAACTGAAAAACACAGTATATAAGTGGTTTTCTGCCCAGGGTGCCCAAAACTTGCCTCATTTTTGCCAATATAGGGCAGGCGAGATTTACTTTATAGATCAAGTAGTTACAGAGGCAAAACTTATAATTTTAGGGGTGTCCTATTTGTAAACCTCAGTCCGATAGAAAATGAATAAAATATAAGCGAAGAACGCGAAGAATATAAGCGCTTATATGCTGGTAACTTATATATTATTTATTATTTACTAACTTGATTTATAAATAGGGATAATAGGGATAAGAAGTCAATGTATTGAAATCATTGAAGAAATTGCTGACCTATTTGTGACCTATGTGCCAGCAAAAAGAGCTAAGTGCTTGATTTTGGGTCGGAATCTCTGTTATTAGAGGATTCTCACGTGGAAATAAAGATCTCCCCCTCATTTTTTGCTGATGAAAGACAAACGAAAAGGCGGAGAGTCTCTTTGACTCCCCGCCCTTTTTTGTTATATGAGATTTTGCTATTCAAGTATGGTTATAGTCTGGCCTTGGCCCGGATCGATTTTTAAGAAGGTGTAATCTTCTTCATCCGGGAGTATGACTTTTATCAATGTGCTTTGTTTGCTCTCTTCATCAAATATCGTAACAGTTTGGCCGGACATGACTTTAATTTCCTTTTGCATGGTTAAACCCCTTTCGTTTTTAGGCTCTGGCGTCCGCTGCTTTGATCCAGCTGCGTTTTTTAATGATTCTAAGGTCCTCATAGCCTTGGCGCTTTAACTCGGCGTGTAGAGCTTTGTATTCATCCGGGCCCGCCAGGTTAGACTGTTCCATGACAGCAACATAATCGCAAGCGCCATGCTGGCCAAGATGCTGGTAGCAGGAACAACCATAAAGGGCGCCGCGTCGGTCCTCGGCGATATAGGGAAAGATTGCAATAGTATCCCCGCCTTTTTTAAATCGTCTGTAAATTACTTCAGTCATTTTTTTATCCTTTCGTGTTTTGGTTTAAATCTTTTCCTTCAGGTAAAGCTTTCGGAAAGAGGGAAACGATAACAACAGAGAAGAATACAAACAACATATTCAATTCAAACATGATTAAAACCTTTCTGTTAAAGTTTAATGAACCTTTAAAGGCCGCCTCGATGAAGAGACGGCCTATAAGATTGATTAAAAATCTTGAATGATAATCCCGCCAGTAAACTCAATAACAAAAGTATTGTCCCGGAGATAATCCAAAACAAATTCTTCTCGATCTGCATCGGTTAAAGCTTCGTCGTCATCATCCAGGCCGGAAGGGTATCCGCAAGTGTCAACACATTCAATGGCTGATTCGTATTCACTAAACTCACAACATAATGCGATAACATCCAACTCTGTTTCAGTTTCGCATTGATCATCCAATTCTTCGATGAAGTCAAACAGGGCTTTTTTTGCATCATAAGTGAATTGGTCTTCCCTGTTCATGTCGCGGAAAGCATCGCAAAATTGAGAAAAGTTAATTGTTTGTTTCATGATGTTTATCTCCTTTTATTTAATTAGCAGTTGCAAGCTTCGGAATACATCATTGGCTGATAAACTGATCCAATGTTTCTATCCTGCCAGTTATCATCTTCCCCGGTCATTCTTAAAGAGCCCGCGATAATTAAAGCCTCTGGCTCCAGCTCCCAAACTTTTTCGAAAAAATAACCATGAACATGCCAACAGGCCGCGGCAACTCTCCGGCCTGTATGACCAATACGCCCGCCTTCGTTCTTTGACGTTTTAACAGTTAATGTAAAGCTAATTCGCTTTGAGCTGATTTGGGTAATGGTTTTATAAACAATATTATCGTTGAACATATTGTTTACATGTTTTAAAGCTTGATCCAGGGTTTCTCTGTTTGCAGTTGTTTGCATGATGTTTTCCTCTCTATTTGGGTTTGATTTGTCTGTATTTTACATAATGTTGTAAAGATTGCAACAATAAAATAACACTTTTATTCATTTTTATTGAAACCGGCCCAAAATGTGTATATAAATCAATACATTATGAGTGAAACTATTTTTCCATTAGAAAAAGCCCCTAATAAGACTGTACGCCCTGCAGACCTTGAAATTGAGGAAAAAGAAACTTATATTCTCGATTTGCTCGGCGCTGGTGAAACAATGGCCGGGATCGAAAGAGAATTAAACTGGTCGAAGAGTGCAATCTTTCAATATGGCGAAAGAAATGTTTCTTTTCGTGAAAAAGTGCATCGCGCCCGCATAGCTGGAATGGATTCATTGGTTGACCAGCTCCAAACGATACCGGATGAAGAGCCAGATACAAACAAAGCCCGCCTAAAATGCGAGAATATTCGATGGGTTGCATCCAGGCTCAACAGACAGAAGTATGGCGATAAAGTAGACATATCGATGACGCATTCTATTGACCTGGAAGGCGCCATAGCTGAAGCGAGCCAAAGAGTTGAGCACAAGCGGGCGCAACTACTTGGTTTTACAGGGGAAGTTACCGAAGCAGAGCTGATAGTTGATGAGGATGAGACGTCCATATTTGATTGACATAACTACCACATATGATGCGCCAGGCCAATTTCCTCAATGATTCCGCCTATTATTCAAATTCTTGAACGTTTACATAAATAAACATTATGCGACGTTGATGCTGCTGAGGCGGGGGGTACACCCACCCCACCCCCGGAAAAGCGCCGGGCCTGATACGTAAAGGGACCCCCCATAGAAAAATGAGGCAAAAAATTAGCGTTTGTTGCAATTCATACAACGTTGTGTTATAACCCCCTCATAATTCATTGTTAGTAAACAGAACACCAAGGAGGTAGACATGCAAAGCACCCTCAACAAATTGGTCGTTAAATGAGTTGGTCAGTCTCGGCCACTTCCTCTGCTGTTAAGACTATTGACATTGAGTACAAGAGCAACGGGGAGTGGGAACAGTGGGGGTTGATTTCAAGCGACCGCCATATCGATAATCCGCATTCAGACTTGGTGATGCAGCGGAAGCATCTGCAGCAGGCCAAAGAGCGCAACGCCTTTGTTATTGACACTGGCGATCTATTCTGCGCCATGCAGGGCAAGTTTGATAAGAGATCTTACAAACCGGATTTGAATGATGAGAACAAAGTGGGGGATTACCTTGGCTCTCTGGTTCGATCCGGTTTAAAGCTGTTTGAGCCTTTCAAAGAGAACCTGGCGATCATAGGCGAGGGTAACCATGAGTCGTCGGTCCGGAAGCGGGCAGAGTTTGATTTGACGCAAGCATTGGTCGATCGGTTGCACGATAAGGGATCGATGGTGGCCATCGGTGGTTACCGCTTTTGGGTTCGGTTTAAGTTTAATAATAAATCAAAAACCAATCAGTATCGTCAGACCTTGAATATGTATTGCACTCATGGCGGCGGCGGGGGTGGTCCTGTAACGAAGGGCGTTATAAAGACCAACCGACGGGCGGTTTATCTTCCGGATGCTCACATAGTGACCGGCGGCCATATCCATGAGAGCTGGTTGGTTGAGCTGACCCGGGCCCGACTGTCAACCAATGGGAAAGAGTTCCAGGATACCCAGACGCATGTGAGCTTGCCGACGTATAAGCAGGAGTTTATTGGTTCCGACGCAGGGTACCACCACGAGAATGAGCGACCGCCAAAGCCCCTGGGCGCCTGGTGGATACGTTTTTACTTTGATCGATCCAAAAGCAAGAAGATTCAGTACGAGCTTCAACGAGCCCGATAGGGCGAGTTGATTCTTTCCCCGAAGGGGGAAGCTATAAAGGGCACGATAGCCAAAAGGAGAAAGCCATGCTAAGATTTTTTGACCTACTGGTCGCAATGTTTTCGGGTTACCCGGTGTACTCCATCGCGTTCTGTATCAGCGTTGGGTTTATCGGGGTAATGGTTTTTAAGATCCTTCAGGGAATTTTCGGGTAATGTCCGTGAGCGTGAGTAACGCGAACTTCTCGCATGAGCGCAGCAAAGCGGAGCGAGTGTGAGCCAAGAGCAAAAACTTCTCATAGAGATTCTGCAGTATAGGGATGACCCCTTGGGGTTTATTCTCTTTGCCTTCCCTTGGGGTAAAAAAGGCACACCCTTGGAGCATTTCAAGGACGGGCCGGACAAATGGCACGTTGAGATGTTTCTCGATTTGGCCAAGCACGTTCAGGCAAATGACGAACGACGGGCCAACGGGGAAGAGATCAAGGCTTTTCAGAGCGCCGTAGCCTCCGGGCACGGTATTGGAAAGTCTGCTTGCGTTGGCTGGTTGGTTATTTGGTTGATGAGTACGCGCCGCCATTGCCGTGGAGTCGTTACAGCAAACACCGGAAGCCAGTTGGAAGATAAGACCTGGCCGGAGCTGTTGAAGTGGCATAACATGGCCATCAATAAGCATTGGTTTAATTGGACCGCCACGCAATACACTTGTGTTTTAGAGATTGGTGCTGAGAAGAACTGGAAGTTCGATGCGGTTACATGGTCTGAAGAGCGCACGGAAGCATTCGCAGGAAGCCACAACGCAAGCTCCGCGATGGTTGTTATCTTTGATGAGGCTTCCGCCATACCGGACGTGATCTGGGAGGTTACAGAGGGCGCCATGACAGACGGCGAGGGTTTCTGGTTCGCCTTTGGTAACCCGACACGTAACACCGGGCGGTTTAAGCAGTGCTTCGGCAAGTTGAAAAACAGATGGCGCACCCGCAACATCGACTCAAGATCCGTCAGAGTCACCAATAAAACAAAGTTGAAGCAATGGGTTGAAGACTACGGCGAGGATTCCGACTTCGTAAGAGTCCGTGTCAAAGGTCAATTCCCGCGAGCCGGCGATAAGCAATTCATTCCTGTTGATATGGTTGAGACGGCCCAGGCCAGGGAGCCTGTCAAGGATGATGGCGCTCCTTTGGTCATGGGCGTTGACTCCGCCCGGTACGGCGGCGATAAATCGGTTATCCGTTTCCGGCAAGGATTGGATGGCGCGTCGATCCCACCTCTTAAATATATGGACTGCAGCGCCACGGAGCTCGCGCACCGCATCGCTGAAGCCATGGATAAGTATGAGCCGGACGCAATCTTTATAGATTCAGGTGGAGGCGGCGCCCAGATCCATGATATTCTGCGGGAGAAGGGCTATAAAACTTCACTCGTTTCGTTTGGTGGAAAGAGCTCAAGAGACGACTGCGCCAACAAACGAGTCGATATGTGGATGGAAATGAAAAACTGGTTAGTGTTAGGAAGCCTTGACAAAGACCAAGAATTATACGATGATCTAATCGGACCGGAATATCATTACGATAAACAGCATCGATATTTGCTAGAATCAAAAGATGATATGCGGAAACGAGGGTTATCATCTCCGGATGACGGTGATGCTTTGGCTGTTACTTTCGCGTTCCCGGTATCCCGTAGAGATAGAAGGACCAGCAGGTTTGGTAACAACAGAAACATGGTCGCAAAGGATATGGACTATGACGTTTTCAACTACGACTGACAAGGGAGCGTAGATATGGGCTTAGGTACTGCATTAAAAAAATCTTTTAAAAATCCAATCGGCGCACTTAAAGACGCAGACAAGGTACTGAGGGAGTCGATGACCGACCCTTCTATCGAATCTTTTGAAGACATATGGAATCCGTTGATCGGCGGGCCTGACCTCGGGCTGGCCGGAGCGACCGGTGGCGGAGAGATTGATATATCCAAACAGTTTGATGAAGCCCTCGGCGGGGTTCCACCTACTCCCGAAGAGGTTGAAGAGATCGACACCTCCAAAGCCGATGAGGCCAGGCGTAGAGCTCTGGTGCAAAGCAGAGGCCGCCGGGTGAATATATTCACTTCAGGAAGGGGTTTAACCACCCCCGCCTTAACAGCATCAACACAACTATTAGGAGGATAGAATGACCGATTTATTTAAAGGGCCGTACTCGCCGTCGCCAGATGGCTTCAGCGTAACCCCGAGTGACACTGTGGATCTGACCCGCACGGCCAGGGCTTTGTATATTGGCGTGACCGGTGACGTAAAGATCAACACTCCCGAAGGAAACGCTTTGACCTTCAAGAATGTTCCGGTGGGTATTTTCCCCGTGCAAGCTTCGAGGGTTTTTTCGACCGGCACTGACGCTTCTGAAATTATCGCACTCGACTAGGTGAGGCAATATGGCTGAGAATATGGCGGAACAAATTGTCCGTGAGTTTGAAGCGGTCAAGGGCGATCGAGGTAATTGGGAAGAGCACTGGCAGGAAGTGGCTGAACTGTGTCTCGATCGATATAAAGACACAATCCAGACTTCCCCGGCGAACATAACCAAAGGAGAGAAGCGTCGTCAGAAGATGTTCGATTCGACGGCTTCTCTTGCATTGGAGCGTTTTGCAGCGGTCATGGATTCCATGCTCACTCCGCGCCAGAATAAATGGCACAGGCTTTCCACCAGTGAGCCAATTCTCCAACGAAATCGCAACGTTCAGTTATATCTCGACGAAGTGACGCGATTACTGTTTAAGTATCGTTACGCGCCAAAAGCCAACTTCGCCAGCCAGAACTTTGAGGATTATATTTCTCTCGGCGCGTTTGGCTCCGGCGTTATGTATGTTGATAGTTTGGTCGGGGGCGGGCTCCGGTACAAGTCGATCCCGTTATCCGACTGTTATTTCAAAGAGAACCATCAAGGCATCATCGACACAATGTATCGGTTGTTCACCCGGACCGCCCGCCAGGCCGTTCAACAGTTTGGTGAAGAAAACCTCCCTGAAGCCATACGCGAGGTTGCTAAAAATGACACGCATGTTAATTCCAAAAAAGAATATGAGTTTGTCCACTGCGTCAAACCGAATGATGACGTGGACCCGAACCGTCTCGACTTTCGGGGCATGGAGTTCTCATCCTACTACGTCATTCTTGAAGGTAAAGATATTGTCGAACGAGGGGGCTATCATAGATTTCCGTATCCGGTATCCAGATATGTAACCGGACCGGGCGAAACGTATGGCCGCTCTCCGGCGATGACAGCTCTGCCGGCGATGAAGACCTTGAACGCCGAGAAGAAAACTGTTTTAAAACAAGGACATAGAGTAACTGATCCGGTGCTACTTGCTCACGATGATGGAGTGCTTGGCACTTTCAGTATGCGCCCGGGCAAGATCAACACCGGTGCGATGACCTCAGATGGTAAACGATTGGTGGACGTGCTGCCGACCGGTAACATTGCCGCCGGCATTGAGATGATGAACATGGAGCAGAACGTCATCAACGATGCGTTCCTGGTCACACTGTTTCAGATCCTCGTTGAAACCCCAACCATGACGGCTACCGAGGTTCTTGAGCGCACCCGTGAAAAAGGCATGTTGTTAGCGCCGACTATGGGCCGCCAACAATCTGAAAAACTCGGTCCCATGATCGAACGCGAGATCGATGTCCTGGCCAGGCAAGGGTTGCTGCCACCAATGCCGCCGATTATGATGGAAGCTCAGGACCAATTCGAGATCGAGTACGAATCCCCAATGAGCAGAGCCCAGAGAGCCGAAGAGGCAACCGGTTTGTTCCGTTACATGGAATTTGCCGATCGGGTTGTTCAGGCAACCGGCGACACCACTCCTTATGATCATATTGATTTTGATGAAGCATCTCCGCAAATGATGGACATCACAGCCGTTCCTGCCAAGTGGCGTAAGTCAATGGAGCAGATCGAGGCCGAGCGTAAAGCACGGGCCGAGGCGGCAGAAGAAGAGCAGGCAATCAACGCCATGCCGGCCGCTGCGGGTATGGTAAAAGCAGTGGAGGGATCAAGTGGTTAAACAATTTACTCACGCGGTGAGAGACTGGGTAATAACCCGAAAACAAGCATATAAACGAACCTTTGGCACCGAATCCGGTGCTAAAGTTTTGAAGGACCTGGCAAAGTTCTGCCGGGCTCACGAGTCAACCTTCCATGAAGATCCGAGAGTTCATGGTGTTTTGGAAGGCCGGCGCGAGGTATGGCTGCGTATTCAAACCAATATGCAGTTATCCGATGAAGAAATGTGGGAATACTTTCAGGTTAAAGAATAAAAAGTGCCGGCTCTCAGGAGGGAAAGAGCCGGCTAGGGGTGAGGAAGTAGGAAGACATACGTATTATAACCTTTTGAAAGGAGAAGTCAAGTTATGAGTGAAGAGCAAGGAGCCCAAGGCGGCGAAGGCGGCCAGGATAACTCCGGAGCAAGTGAAGAAGGAGCCGGAGGAGTATGGACAGACGGACTCGCTGAAGACACACGAGGTTACGTCGAAAACAAAGGATGGGGTGACCCGTCCGCAATTGTTTCAAGTTACCAGAATTTAGAAAAGATGGTCGGAGCTCCGCCGGAGAGTCTGATCAAACTGCCCAAAGAGATGACGCCTGAAGCATCTCGGGAGATCTACGGTCGGCTCGGTATGCCTGAAGAGGCAGCTGGCTATGAGTTGGCCATCCCGGACGGCGAAGAATCTTTCGGGGAAACCCTGCGCGAGATTTATCATAAAGCCGGGGCGACTAAAGACCAGGCGAGCTCAATGACGGAAGCATTAATGGCTTTCGGCGCCGAGCAAGAGAAACAAGAAGTTGAAGCTCGCCAGTCGAAAAATGCTGATGAGAAACGAAACCTGGAAAAAGAGTGGGGCAATGCCTATGCCGACAATCTCAAAACGGCGGCGACTGCGGCCAGAGAGTTCGGGATGAACAAGGAGCAGTTAGATGCTCTTGAGCAAACCCTCGGTTACAAAGGCACTCATGAGTTGTTTCATAAGATCGGATCGAAGATCGGCGAAGCAAACTTCCAAGATGGAGACGGCAATGGTTTTGGCAACATCACCCCTGCTGCAGCGCAGGCAGCTCTCACAGAACTTCAGGGGACCCCGGCTTTCAAGGAAGCTTTCTTCGACAATACCAACCCTAACCATAAAGCCATGGTTGAGAAGAAATCTCGCTTGACTCGCCAAGCTTTCCCGGAGGCTTCATGAATAATCTCGAAGGGAAACTGAGGTGCCTTGAGCTCGCCGAGAAAGTTTGTTTGAAACTCAGCGAACGGCACGAAGAAAAAATAGTTGCAATGTCAGACGTTTTCTGGCAATATGTGTCCCAAGATCAAAAAACTGATGTTCCGGTTCCTGCCGCAAAGGGTGGCAAGGGTAAAAAACCAGGGCGTCAACCCCGAGAAAAGCCCGGACAACCTGATCTTTTCGATTAGGCCCGAGCAATACTTTTTCGGATAAGCAACATGGCCCCGCCTCGTGCGGATAAGCCGAAGCATTAAGTCTTCATCTTATTCGCACGAGGTGACTATTATGAGTTTCGAAATAAGCACAGCTTTTGTGCAGGATTACAAATCTACTGTAGCCCTGCTTCTGCAGCAACGCGGCTCCAAGTTGCGTATGGCTGTAACCGAAGGTTCTTACACTGGCAAAGCCGGTAAGGCCGTAGAACAGATCGGCGCCGTTGCCGCTCAGAAGCGGACTACCCGCCACAGCGACACACCGTTGATCTCCACTCCTCACTCCGCTCGTTGGGTTTTCCCGACTGATTATGAGTGGGCTGATCTGATTGATGACCAGGATAAACTCCGCATGATCATCGATCCAACTTCCGCATACGCCCAAAACGGCGCTTATGCAATGGGCCGTGCCCAAGACTCCATCATCATCGACGCACTTCTCGGCTCTGCCAAGACTGGCGAAGATGGCGATACCACTACTATCTTTGACGCAACCAACCAGACGATCGCTTCCGGATCTGTTGGTCTGACCGTCGCCAAACTCCGTAATGCCAAGAAGATCCTGATGGCGAATGAAGTTGACATCGACAACGATCCGTTGTTCATGGCAATTACTGCCGAGCAGCACGATGATCTTCTGTCCGAAACCCAAGCTATCTCCCTCGACTACAACACCAAGCCTGTCCTGGTCGATGGTAAAATCACTAGCTTCATGGGTTTCAATTTCATCAACACTGAATTGCTCGGTGTCGATGCGGCGAGCGCCCGCCGGTGCCCAGCCTGGGCTAAGTCCGGAGCGCACTTGGGCCTGTGGAACGACATCACCACGAAGATTTCCGAACGTGATGACAAGTCATACGCCGCCCAGGTTTATCTTAAAGAGACCATCGGCGCCACCCGTCTGGAAGAGGGCAAGGTTGTCGAAGTCCTCTGCAGCGAATAAGGAGATAAATCATGGCAGCTAGCACTGAAAAATCCGTAGAAGTTACTGCAATCGACGCCGGGACCACCCTGGACACAACCGATCTTGCTGGTCGCGTTCGCGTCGCATACTTCACTCACACCTGGGTTGAGGCCACTGACCTCGATGCAGGATCTTCCGTAGCCCTTGTCAAGCTCCCTGCCGGCCGTGTTCGTCTGCTTGCATCGCTTTCAAAAGCGTATGTAAACTGGACCACCGCCTCTCAGACTCTTGACCTCGGGTGGGACGCTTACACTGACATCGACGGCACAGCAGTTGCCGCTGATCCTGACGGTCTCGATGATGGTCTGGATGTTGATGCAGTTGGTTATCAAACTTTCGGTAATGTCGCAGCTCTCTTGCTGACCGGCGGCGCCAAAGAGTTTGAAAGCCAAGACGGCGTAACCATTCGCGCAACTTGCACAGAAGCAATGGTTGTCGGCGACGACATCTGCGGCGCGTTCCTCTACGTTGTAGACTGATCAAAGCCAACAGGCTAACACCACGAAAGAGGGGTGGGGATAACCCTGCCCCTCTTTTTATTTAAGGAGCAAAATCATGGCAAACGTACAAATTGATGTAGCCGGCGAAGTCGCTATTGATGATGTTGTCGCCACTGCTGCGGGGACCGTCACCAATGACGTTCGCGTTGTTCTGGCTGATGGGCTCGACAAGGACATCGCAATCCGCACATTGACCGCTATCCGGGATGCATTGGTATCTGACCGTATTCTGACCTCTTAATAACGCAGAACAGGCGGTTTAAAAATGTCATCTTCTGTTGATATTGCAAACAGTGCTTTAAGTAAGCTCGGCGCGGAGAGGATCACTTCTCTCGCCGATAACTCGCCTGCAGCCCGGGCGATGAACTTTCGGTTTGAACCTTTAAAGACGCAAGAACTCCGTAAGCATCTGTGGAATTTTGCCATCAAACGGGTCCAGCTTGCAGCGGACACAGCAACCCCGGCTTTCGGGTATGCGTATCAATTCACACTGCCGACCGACTTCCTGCGTTTCCACCCTGATAATGAAACCCAAGATTACAATCTTGAAAACGGTAAGCTTCTGAGCGATTCGGAAGGCCCTTTCAACATGAGGTACGTGGCCAACGTAACGGACACGAATCTGTTCGACCCTCTGTTCGATGATGCTCTGGCTTCACGTATGGCGTATGACGCCTGCGAAGAGGTAACCCAGAGCAACACCAAAAAAGAAGCGGCCGAAGTTATGTACAAAGATGCAATCCGCGAAGCCAAAATGGTAGACGCGATCGAGGATGAGTCTGAAGAGGCCCCCGAAGACGAATGGATTACAGCGAGGATCTAAATGCCAAAAGCGTCCCCGATCCAAACATCTTTTAACGCAGGGGAGTTTTCTCCCCTTATGTACGGCCGCGTCGATTATGACCGGTATAAGAATGGATTAGAACTTTGCGAAAATTGGGTGCCGATCATTCAAGGGCCTTTGTTAAAGCGCCCCGGCACAAAATTTATCGCGCATTTAGCTGACTCAACTAAAAAGTCAAGTCTGATACATTTCTCTTTCAACGCCGATCAATCTTATATGATTGAATTTTCTGATCAGAAGATCAGATTTTATACCGATGACGCAGCCATTGTCGAAGCTGATGTCACCATAACAGGCGCAACTCAAGCGAACCCTGTGGTGGTTACAGCTACGGCGCATGGCTACGCAAACGGCGACGCTGTTTATATTAAAGATGTTGTCGGTATGACCGAGCTCAACGGCCGGCCTTTCGTTGTCGCCAATGTCACAGCCAACACCTTTGAACTCTCTGGTGTTGACGGCACCGGCTACACGGCATATACCTCTGGCGGAGCGGCCAACCGGGTTTACGAGATCGACTCCCCGTACCTGGAAGCGGACCTTCCGGAAATCCAACATGCACAAAGCGCAGATGTTCTTTATCTTACGCACGAAGACTACGCTCCGAGAAAACTGATCCGGATGGCTGATTTAACTTGGGAACTGCAGATCATCGATCTCGATGACGGACCTTATCTGCAGACAAACCCGGTTGATGAAAATGTCATAACCCCTAATAAAACATCGAATAAATCAATCACCGGCGCAACGCAGGCGAACCCCGTTGTTATAACCTCGGCCTCTCATGGCTTCTTAAACGGCGAGGCGGTTCACATCAACCAAGTTGTCGGCATGGAAGAACTCAACGACGGTATATTCACTGTCGCCAATAAGGCAACAAACTCTTTTGAATTATTAGGTATCGATGGGACTGCTTACGGCGCTTATGTTTCCGGAGGTATTGCGAGTTCTGTAACATTAACAGCAGCTAACCCCACATTCGCCGCCACTGATGTTGAACGCACTTTACGGTTTCTCGACTCAGCAGGAAACTGGTCCTGGTTTGAGATCATAGCGTACACAAGCTCCACGGTTGTTACCGCAGCTTTGCTCGGGCCCGATCTCGCCACCACCACTGGAACAAATAACTGGCGGTTAGGTGCTTGGTCAGACACAACGGGGTACCCCGGGTCTGTTACCTTTTTCGAGGATAGACTGTGGTTTGGTGGTGGTGCAGGGGAGCCCGCCCGTATTGACGGCAGTAAAACCTCTGAGTACGAAGTATTCTCCCCGAGCAACGAGGCCGGAGTGGTCCCGGCGAACTACGCCGTATCCGCAACGCTGAATGCAGACAGCATCAACGCTATCCGGTGGATGAGCGATAACGAAAAAGGCTTAGTGGTTGGCACCTCTGGCGGCGAGTGGATTGTCCGCCCATCAACTCTGAGCGAGTCTATTTCCCCGTCCAACATATCGGCCAAACGCTCAACGACTTTCGGCTCTAAAAAAGAGCAACCGATCCGGGTTGGATCAAACACTTTGTTCATCCAACGTTCCGGCCGCAAGCTCAGAGAGTTGGCGTACTCTTTCGAAAAAGACGGTTTCACCGCCCCTGATCTGACGCTCTTATCTGAGCATCTATCCGAGACTGGCCTTGTCCAGCTGGCGTTCGCGCAGCAGCCGCAACCGATTGTTTGGGCTTTGCGGGCGGACGGTAAACTTCTCGGTATGAGTTACGCCAGGGAAGAGAACGTCGTCGGTTGGCACAAGCATACCCTCGGCGGAACTGATGTGGAGGTTGAGAGTATTTCTGTCATCCCAAGCGAGACGCTTAACGCCGATCAATTATGGATGATTGTTAAAAGAACTATCAACGGGGCGACTGCCCGATGCGTAGAGGTTATGACCCCGTTTTGGAAAGAGGGCGACACATTATCCGATTCGTTCTTCGTTGACAGCGGGCTGCAATCGACCTTCGCTTCGCCGGTCACAACCGTTTCCAATCTCCATCATCTTGAGGGAGAGACAGTCTCGGTACTGGCCGACGGCGCCACACACCCTGATAAAATAGTTGTTAATGGTTCGATTACACTTGACAGAGAAGCCACGGTTGTTACTGTTGGGTTAGAATACTCTGCGACCGGACGGACACTCCGGGCCGAAGCAGGAGCAGCCGACGGCACCGCCCAGGGTAAAACAAAAAGAATTCACCGGGTAACGTTCCGGCTCAGAGACACCTTGGGTTGGAAGTATGGGAGAACCCTCGATGATTTATTCGAGTTACCGTTCCGATCGGCGGGGGATGACATGGATGAGCCGCCCCCACTGTTCACCGGTGACAAGACACTTGATTGGCCAGGGGGATATGACCAAGAAGGTTATGTGGCTTTTAGCCATGATCAACCTCTCCCGGCCACACTTATTTCTATCATGCCACAACTGATCACACAGGACCGATAATATGGGCGCAGCTGTTATAGGAAAAATAGTCGGTACGGCCATAAACATGGGCGGTGCTGCAGTCGCCGGTAAAGCGAACGAAGCATCTTATGAAGCAGCGGGCGAGATAGCGGTTTTAAACGCAGACTCCGCCAAACAAAAGTTTATTGTTGACAAACAGAAATTAGAGCGTGACATCGCTCACCAAATCGGTTCGCAAATAGCGAATACCGGAGCTTCCGGTTTAGCATTTACAGGCAGTGCTCTTGACATGCTGGCCGAAAGTGAAACCTTTGCAGCACTCGACATGGAAACTTTACGTTACAACAGTGATCTCGCCATCGCCGGGTTTAAATTCGAAGAGGAGTTGGCGATCCACGGAGAACGACAAGCTGAAAAAGGCACGGCGTTAAACGTGGCGAGCAGTTTATTCGGCGGCATGGGAAGCATGATGGGGAAATAAATGCCTAAAATACCACAATACCAATCAACTCAGAACGTAGCTGGCCAAACGCAATTCAGGACCCCGAGCCCGGAAAACTTAGGTGCGGGCACCGGTAGAGCGCTGCAGCAGGTCGGTGACTCTGTATCAAACCTGGGCGCCCAGATTCAAGGGTTCCAGGAGCGTAGAGATCTCAGCAAAGCCAATAAAAATGTTTCGGCCTTGCGGGCCACCTACGCTCAAGAGTTGACCACCGCAGAACAAAACGCCAATTTCGGCGATGATGTCACCAGCGATATTTTAACCAAATATGATAAAGATGTTTCCTCGCTGATGGAGTTCGACACAGCCAAAGGTCGCTCTGAGTTCGAACGTATGTCCCTCGATTTCAGAAACGTTCTGGCCCAGAAGTCGATAACGGCCCAGGTTAAACGCCAAGGTGCCGGAGCTGCCCTCGACTTTCAAAAAGAGATGGACGCCAACGGACAACTCATTCAATCTGATCCCTCTATGTTTGGCAACATTGCAAACGAGATGGTATCTCAACTGGATGACGACAACGGCCGGTTTGCTAAACTCTCGCGAGCGAAACGCACTGAGCTGAAAACAGAAGTCATACAGAACCTCGCATCCAACGCGGCGATGGGCACAATAACCCAAAGCCCAAGAGAAGCAGTGTTTATGGCGACTGAAGGCACCGGGCCGTTTGCTCACCTTTCCGCTGAGAAAAGGGGGACTTACACGAACGCCGCGTTATCAAACTACCGGACGCAGATGCAGTTTGTGCAAGGCCAGGAAGACCGGGAGCGTAACGGTTTGGAGCGCCAGCAGAGAGATACCGAAGAAAACACATCTAAATTAATGGACACTCAGTTTGCCAGCGGTAAGCTGACCGCAACAGAAGTTCAAGCTAATAAAGATAAATTGACGCCAGCTGCATACCGGTTTAATCTTGAGAGAGTATCGACCGGCCGCAAAGCCACAACTGTTCCGGACGTGTATTCTGATCTCTACACCCGGGCGCTCAACGGCGAAGATGTTCTTAACGAAGCGACCGAAGAGTACCACGGATATAGATTAGAAGTCGCTCATTATAATAAGATTCTCGATGTGCACAAAGACGGACCGAAAGTTCCTGCCAAATTTACTGAGGCAGAACAGTACGTTAAAGACGCGATGCGGCCTGACCCGGCCAACCCGTCGTTCGGTCAACCTTTCCGCCACGCTGAATCCGTTGCTGATATTAGAGAGTGGATGAAGGATAACAAGAACGCATCGGCAGCAGAAGCCATGGCAGCGGCCAGGGGGATCGTTACAGATCGATCGTTGGTCAACCAAACTTCTTTCTCCATCAACACCCCGACGCCAAGGTTTATGTCCGGCAACAGGCAGATGATGGACTTCCAAGCGACCGTAGAAGCGACCGACCAGGCTTACGAAACAGGAGAACTCTCGGAAAAAGAGTATGATAAGCAATTAAATCTTATTGAACAATGGCAGTTACATTTAGCCCAACCAGTATCCCCGACCAAGGTGGAGAACTAAATGTTGAACGAATTTGAAAATAAAATAGACAACGAGGAAATTGTCACTCCGGCACTCAGCGAGAAGCAAGACAACTTGGCCGAGCCCCACGAGACGAAAACCAGGACCCGTAACTCTGAGGCGGTGCGCTCGCGTATCACCGCTCGTTTTGAGCCAAAACCTGTTGATCCTGAAGTCACTAAGCAAATAAGTTCTACCTACACGGGCGCGACCGCCGCGATCATGGGCCAGATCGCCGATATGAACGCTAACGGCGGTTACCTTAAAAGTTCAATGAAAGCTGCGGTTGAAGTCCCCCGTGTCATTTATAACGGACTGGCCAACACCATCAACAGCATCATGGATTCGACTGAATACATCGGCGAGACGATGGCCGACTTCGTTATGCAGACCAGTGATGAAGAGAAGGCGCAGCTCGAAGAGTTAGAGATCAACCCCCGAATCCCTATGGCGGGCGAGCCTTCAACCGTCGTTGGTAAAGTCGGCCAAGAGATGATCACCTTTCTTGGTCTGTTCCAGTTTGCGGGCGGAGGCGCTACGGCGCCAACATCTATCCCGGCCAGAATGGGCGCTGACGCAGTAAAAGGAGCCATGGCCGACTTCATGGGCCCTGCTTACGAAACCAGAGCGTCCACAGCATTGAACGATGTTTTGAAAGAGAACTTCCCCGGCCAAGAGAATACGTTCCTTGAGTGGATGGCCGGAGATCCCGATGATACCGAGGGTGATAAACGTATCAAGAATATGATAGAGGGGGCGCCGTTAGGGGTTGCAGCTGACGTATTTTTAACCGGTCTGAGAGCTTTGAAAAAAACCCGGTGGGCCAATAAAGCCGCCGACAAGATCTTTGGCCCAGGCCATAGCTCCGGAACGTTAGACCCCGAAATCAAGTTTGATGATCTGGATACATCAACCCCCGCAGCGCCGATCGAAGTAGAGCACCCGATCGTTAGAGGTGCTGAAGAGTTGGTCGATGCGGATTCCAGTATCGTGAGAGCGGCGCCATACGTTGAGCGTAACGGCAAACGTGTCCGTCCGATCTACACGGCCAACCGGGAGCAGATCACAGACGTTATCAGTAAGACCGAAGCCGATTACACGAACCCGGATAAACTGGTATTTCGTGCCATCTTCCCGGATGATCTTAAATTCAAAGAAGGCAAGCTTCAGGCGAACCCGAAAGGTCATGCGACCGAAGAGGGCGAAAACCTGGTAGCATCTTGGTGGTCTTCGAGCCTTGAAGATGCCAAAGAAATTCTAAAGAACAAAGGCGAAGGCGCAAGAGTCGTCGCCATGAAAGTATCTGATTTACCTGATAAAACTTATCTGCAGAACGTAACTCCTGTTGACGACGTGCACAAAGTATGGGTCGGAGTCCCGGCCGACGTACCTCACAATAATTTATTATGGGTTGACACGGCCGGAGATTCTGCTACTATTGTTGCAAAACCTGCAACAAAAGGAGGAAAAAATGCAAAAACTGGAATCGATGACGTGGGAACAGTGGGAGAAGTATCGGGACGGCAAGGCGTTTCAGAAACTCCCGGTGGCCAAGCAGGTAGAAGTGATGAACAACTTGCCCAAGCAGCTGATGAGCAGACAGGTGGCGCAGGACATGGACAGCTCAAGCTAGAATCTGTATCCGGCAAAACCCCTGTTGAGATTAACTTCGCCAGGATCGAAGCGCCTGAAGACATCAAAACGTTAATTCAGGATATGGCGAACGCCAAAGCCGGAGACATTGACGACGCCCGCCGCGGTGTTCGGACCTGGGAAGAAACAAAACTCTCGGCCGAGCAGGAAGACGCTTGGAAGATTCTCTCTGAACGCCGAAGCGGTGATCCTCTTAATGCCGAACAATCTTTAGCTGTTCGTGAGCTCTGGGTTCGATCTGCCGGTAAACTGAAGACACTGGCCGATCAAGCTGCAATCAACCCCTCTGAAGCCAATCTTTTTAAATTTCGCAAGATGGCGGCCACACATTCTGTTATCCAACAGGAAGTTATAGCAGCCAGGACCGAGACGGCTCGTGCGTTAAACGCATGGAAGATCCCGGCCGGCGGTAATGCCGAGAAGATGCGCCAGATGAATGACGTGCTAAACGCCGCAGGTGGCCCAGACGTCACCCGAGAAATGGCCGAGCGTTATTCCAAGATGGTCAACGGCGGCGAGTTCGGGGCCTCTGAGAAATTCTTGGAGAGAAGTATTTACGAAAAGACCAAAGACGGAATAGCCCAAGTATGGGTAAACTCCCTCTTATCGGGCCCGAAGACTTTAGCCCGTAACGCCATATCCCAGACCGCCGTACTCGGCCAAATGATTTATGAGCGTAAAGCCGCTGAGTTGATCAGCGGAGCCCACGCCAACGGAGAGATCGCCCGTGGTGAAGCCATGCAGCTGATCTACGGATTGGTCGATGGCTTTAAAGATTCGTTCCGGGTTACCGCCAAAGGCCGGAAGATGGCTATTGAGTCCGCCAAGAAAGTAGGCAAAGGTGATGTAGCCGGAGCGAAAGCAGCTCTTGAAGGTGGCCGGGATGAGTTTGGCACAGTATTCCAAAGTGTAGCCACCGGAGAATCCGGCATTGGCCTCGGGAAGATCGACCTGCCGAGACAAGGTTCTTTGTCGGCAGAGTCCCTTGGGGTTCAACACGCGGGCGTTGGTAAAGCCTTGGACGTACTTGATACAGTATCTCAGCTGCCGGGCCGCGCTCTGACCATATCTGATGAGTATTTCAAGACTTCAGCGTACCGAATGGAGCTTCGCGCCCAATCTCTCCGCCTGGCCAGTAAAGAAATAGCCGACGGGAAGATCCCTGCAGAACAATTAAAAGATCGCATGGCCGAGTTGATCAACGATCCAACTGAAGAGTTGAGACTTGCTTCCGCCGACGCAGCCCTTACTGCCACATTCACCGGGCCGGTTGGTCCTGTTGGCGAAGCGATCACAAAGCTCGCGCAAAAGACCGGTCCTTTAGGACGTATCATCCTGCCGTTCCGGCGCACCCCTATCAACATCGCAGCTTACACTTTCGAGCGAACACCTCTGGCTCCTCTGGTCAAAAATTGGAGAGCCGATATGGCCGCAGGCGGCGCCAAGCGCGATCTCGCCCTGGCCAGAACATCAACCGGCACGGCGATCATGTTGGTTATGGCCGATCTGGCGATGAACGGAACGATTACCGGCGACGGCCCTGCGGACAACAGCCAGAAGGCGACACTGCAGCGGCAAGGGTGGCAACCAAACTCGGTGCGGGTACCAACTGAAGATGGCGGCACCCGTTATTTCAGTTACCGTGGCCTCGAACCTATCTCCACCTTGATGGGCCTTTCGGCCAATACCATGGAAATCATGGAGCAACTCGGTGAAGATGATGAGAACGCCCAAGCTGATGAGCTTGTGATTGCAGGTATTCTCGCCATTGGTAACAACGTCACCAGCCAAACGTATATGACCGGTGTTTCCAACTTCATTGAAGCTTTGAACGACCCGGCACGTTTCGGCGAATCATATTTCAAACGCCTGGCTGCGTCCACAATACCTTCTGCGGTTGGCGAAGTTGCGACCTACAACGACCCTTACATGCGAGCGGCGAGTGATATGGCCGACGCCATGAAGCGAAAGACGCCCGGCTTATCCAAAGATCTGCCGTTTGTCCGCGATCTCTGGGGGCGTCCAATGGACCGCCGATCAGGTATTGGCCCGGCGTATGATGCTTTCTCGCCAATATATTCGCGCAAGTTTAATCCACAAGCGATCGACACTGAGCTCGAAAGTCAAGAGATTTATGTCAGTCGGCCATCTAAAAAATCAGTGTTCAACGGGGTGGTCATGGATCTCGATCGATACCCTCATGCTTACGACCGGTATCAAGAGTTGTCCGGAAACGCTATGACGCAAAACATATATGGCGCTCCGATCGATGTGTCTGGAAAAGGTTTGAAAGATGCTCTGAATGATCTAGTCACAGGCAAGCATCCACTGTCTCAAATTTATGATCTCTACTCTGATGGCCCCGACGGCGGCAAGAGCGATCTAATCAAAGATATGGTGCGCCAATACCGAGAAGCAGCCAGAGCTCATATCTTAAAAGAGTTTCCAGAGATCGAGGCAGAGGTGGAGATCAGAAAAGCACAGCACCCGGGCAAGATTAACCTAGCCAATTAAAGTATTATTTTGTAGAATAATCGCAAATGGAGCTTAATTATGACAGTATCCAGCACAGAAAATAGAGAATCTTATGCCGGCAATGGTTCAACCACTGCTTTCGCGTTCCCAAACAAGTTTCTTTTAGACGCCGATCTGAAGGTTGAACTGGTCGTTGATGCAACTGGCGTATCAACCATGCAGGTTCTTACGACCGATTACACCCTGGCCGGTGCGGGACTGGACGCAGGCGGTACTGTCACGATGCTGACACCCCCAGCTTCCGGTGAAACCCTCGTTGTTTATCGTGATCCGGCGTTGATCCAACCTACCGATTACGTTGAAAATGATCCGTTCCCAGCGGCAACCCACGAAACAGCCCTTGACAGATTGACTTTGTTTACGCAACGTTTGATGGATTTGGCGGTTAGATCCTTCCGTCTCGCCGACGCAGATGATTCCGGTGCGAGCACGGACGTCCCTTCCCCGGAAGCCAACAAGGTTCTAGCTTGGAATGCCGCAGGGGACGCTTTGGAAAACATAGGGGTGTCGAATCTTGCCGGTTACACTGTCACTCAACTAAACACCCCATCTAGCGTAGTGCAAAGAGACGCCCTTGGAGACTTCGCTGCAGGGGAAATCACCGCTGAGACGGGTTTCGTTGGTGATGTAACCGGCGATGTTACTGGTAATATTACAGGGAATCTGACAGGTAATGTTACCGGGGATCTGACCGGCGATGTAACTGGTAATGCCGATACCGCAGACTCGGCCACTCTTGCGGCGACGGTGACTCCCCCCTCGGCGGCTCAAGTGATAGCGGGTGTTGAGAATACGTTAGGATTGACTGCGGCGGCTTTCGTATCCGCAGGCCAGAGTTTAGCAACTCCCGGTTATGTAACACTCCCAGGTGGTTTTATATTGCAATGGGGCATCCAGAACATGACAGACAATGATGAGGATAATGTTACATTACCTATTGCGTATCCTACAGCTCATGTGGCGGCGTGGGCAAACCCAACCGACCTAGTAAAGCAAGGGATTGCCAACTGGCTTCTCGCCGCCGCAAACCCCGTCAACCTTACTACAGTTAGGGTACAATACAACGGCAGCGCAACAGACACACAAGACATCCAATGGTTCTCAATAGGATATTAATTGACACGATCTGACCAACAGTGGGAGTTTCTGCAGGACATCGCAAAGCTTATTATCTTCGCCAAGGAGAAAGGTTACAAGCTCACTGGCGGAGAGCTGAAGCGGCCAACGCAGATGCAAGCTTTATACGTCAGATCCGGTCGATCAAAGACGATGACCAGCGATCACTTGATCTCGATGGCCATAGACTTCAACATCTTTTTCGACTACGATGAGGATGGTGATAAGGATTATATCGGCGCCATCTCGAAGCAGGAGGCGATGAGAGTATCCGAAGACTTATGCGAATACTGGAAGTCATTGAATCCAAACAACTATTCGGGCCGGGATTGGGGTTGGGACATTCCTCATTTTGCGAGGCATAGCGTTTGAGTGGCGCTGCTCTTAAAAGATGTAGGTTGTGCGAAGAGGAAAAGCCGGCAACTGATAAGTATTTTCATAAACATAACAGCACAAAAGATAGGCTTCGCCACGTATGTAAACCATGTAGAAAGAAAGAGACATACTCAATTGACTACCATTATAAAAATAGGGAAGCAGTCCTCGCAAGAATGAAAGTGTACGCCCAGAGGCCCCTACCAAGAGCGAGAAAGTTTGTCAGAGATTACACAAGGATTGATATTAAAAAAGGGCAAACGTGCGATTTAACTGTTGAATTTATGCTGGAGGTATTTAAGCAAGCATGTGTGTACTGCGGAGATACAGATCAGATAGGCTGCGACCGAATCGACAACGACTCGGGGCATACCAAATATAATGTGGTGCCATGCTGCAGGGTTTGTAATATAGCAAGAAGCGATAACTTTACGCACGAAGAAATGAAAACAATTGGAGCGGCTATTGCGGAAGTCAAGAGCCGCAGAAAACAACTCTAGCATCATCAACCGGAGATAGCGATGCAAAGACAAGTAAACGTAGCCCAGGAAATTGCTAAATCAACACCGCCGATCAGCGTAGCAGGCGCCCACATCTTCGGTGTGCATTTCAGCGATTGGGTACTGATAATGACCGGGGTTTACTTGGTGTTCCAGATCATCGTTATTTTACCGAAAGTTTACAGAACAATAATCACAAGGCGTAAGACGGAATAGAGGCGACTTATGGGAATCGATGCGATATTAGCACTTGGTGGTTTGATTATCCCGCCGGCTTTCGACTTCATTAAAAAGAAGTTTGTCAAAGGCGGCGACACTTCGCAAGCAACGGCGAACACCTTGGCCACGACAAAGCCTGAAGTTCTGCCAGAGTTCTTGAAAGCATCGGCCGGCATTATTGAAGCAGATGTTAAGTGGTTCAACCGGGATGTCATTGGTATCCCTTCGCAATGGGTTGTCGATCTGAGAGCATGCATCCGGCCGATGTCGGTTGTCATCGGGTTCGCCCTGTTGGCTCTTGATATGTCAAACACTTTAACTCTCGACCCGGGCACCCGTGGAAGCATTATTGTAAACAACTCATCCTGGTTCGGATCTCGAATTAAGTAATGGAGATTTAATATGGCAATGCTCGGTATAGGATTAGGCATACCCTGGAACAACGTGATCGGTGGGGCGGGTAGAGCCGTCGTAAGCTTTATCATCAACCTTCTCACAGCTTCCAACACCTCAACCACCGGCAGGACTGTCTGGGGCTATGATTCCGATGCCGTTATCGCAGATGGCCAAACCCTCCTGACCGTACCCGCCCTTTATCCAGCAATCACAGGTGGCCGGTTGGCTACTACTGTTGCAGATGGGGCGAACTTGGGTAGTGAGGAAATAACTAACGGAACCTTTGACACAAACATAACAGGGTGGACAGACATACTCGACGGTGTACCTAGTTGGGATGCGGGTCGGTTAAAACTGGCGCCAGTGACTAATCTTGGTGGAGCATATCAAAGTTTCACCAGCGTTGTTGGTCAAGTTTATACTGTTTCGGCAGACTATGAAAGAGGGACAGCAGCGGCGGTTAGATTTTTGGCAGGGACAACATCTACCAACGGAAACTTACACGATAGCGGCGAATTAACAGATGCAAGTGGAACTTATACTTTCACAATCACAGCCACAACCACACTGACATTTATCACGCCATTGATAACTTTGACTGGAACTGCTTGGTTTGATAATATATCAACGAAAGCTATCATCCCCGTCTGGTACGACACAGATGCAGACGGAGCCAGCCTCGTAAATAGTCTGAGTGTGGCGAATGCGGGGACGAACAAGTGTGAGTGTGTTAAAGCGAATCCTACTGATACGACGGGGATAACGAAAACGGGTGATGTTGCCAGCGTTCTTTCTGTTGTAGATGATTCTGCTGAGTTAGCACTAGCTGGACTTGATGAAGTTTGTAACGGCAATGTTTATAAATTAGATAATACATCTGGCGTTGCTTTTGCTGCCGCAGACATCTCTGGTGTGACTGGTAACGCAAACGCTCATTTTGTCTCTGCTTACGTTAGGGCGGCAACAGGGACAGGTGGCATTAAAACAAACACAAGTGCTGAATTGCTTGCTATATCTGATAGTGGTTACGCCCGTTATGAATTAGCAATACCAGTACCTGGGACGACAGCTATTACTAGAATTTACGCAGACGCATCCTCGGTCGTTTACTTCATCCTCCCTCAACTAGAAGAGAACACAATCGCAACCCCTGTTATCATCGGTGCTGATACGGCGGCTAGTGCCACCCGTGACGCAGATATTATAACCACCCCAACCCCCTCGGTTTTAACAGCGGCGAGTGGTGCGATTGAGATGGTGGTTGACCCTGCGGCAGCAATCTCGGCTACATCCTTTTTAATGGCAATTTATGTTGATGCGAGCAATTCAACTTATATTTATGCTTCAAGTTCTGGCGCTTCTTTAATATTTGCGAAGCGTGTTGGTGGTGTGAATAATGAATTGACAGCCTTTTCATACACACCAACAGGCGGGACTCCGTTAAGATTCCAATTATATTGGGATTCTGTTTTGGGTAGAGGGTTAAGGGTGGCAGATGCTTCGGCAGATATTGCCGCTGTAGCATTCACAACAGATAGTGAAGTGGATGACACCCCGATAGGTTCAGATATGTCTATCGGGCATCGTGCTGGCATACTTCTTTTCCAAGGTGAATACGCCAACAACGGATTGCCGATTTGCTACGCATCGAAGGAGGCCGCAGGATGGTAGACGTTATCCTGAAAATCAAAACCTCGCTTCCTGAAACTGCCGCTGAGTGCCTCGCTATTTTCGGAGAGGGTGGCTATCAACTTAGTGAAGGCGAAACGATTGAGGACGTGAAAGTTGAAAACTGGATTGGCCACGTAAACACTCCACTATTGCAAGGTTACACCCGTGTTCGGATAGGTGAATACTTCGGACAGGCTCTTGAGTTCATCGACGCAAACGGTGGAAGTGTGAACGCTGATTTAATTCGGGTAGAGTGGCCGCTAGGTGAAGACGACGAACCATACCCTCCTTTCGAGGTTGAGGTTGACGCATACGACATTGACGGGAAAGTAATCGGCAAGAGTATGCAGGAAATAGGTTCGTTCTAATGCGGCTGTTAATCGCAATCGTGCTGTTAATATGTATCTCAGCACCAGCGTACGCAGAAGACACCTGGACGGGCATTGATAAGAAGATGCACTTTGCTGGCGGCACATTCTTGGGTGTGGTTGGATTTGCATACACGGACATTACAAGGCCACTCGCTCCCAGATCGGAAAAGTTCTGGGAAGGGTTCACTCTTGCCGCTAGTGCCGGTCTGATAAAAGAACTCTATGACGGGTCGAAAGACGACAACCACTTCTG